ACTTTTCAACAAAGTATAAAAAGTTTTTCATTTCTTGTTTTGCTAATACTTGATAAATAGCATTCGCCAATGGATTTACGGAAGTAATTAAAGCAACACTGACATCTTTACCGATACTACACGTCTTTTCAAAAAAACTTTCTTCTTTAATCACAATATCACCTCAAATACATTATACCGCAAAAATAAAAAAGGAGCATTTCTGCTCCTATAAATCGGTACCAAGCTTATGCCCCAACTCCAAGCATATGCAATTCAATCGGCGATAAAACTGAGAACGACTGAGTCCCATTTCTTTTGCAATCTGGTTATCAGTCATACGCGGCTGTGGTGCCCAAAACTTTAACTGCAGCAACTTCTCGTCCTCTTCCGAAATCTCTCTCCGAAGTGAATCAATTGCTCCGACAATTTCCTGCAGCATAGCAATCCTGGTTTCAATGTAAGCTGCTTTTTTACTGCCGCAGTCAGCTCGATAAGCCGGATACTGCAGCATTTCCATTCTATCCCGGAGCCGCAGCAGCTCATTAACGGATTGCTGGTAGTCGCGCAGTTCCGCACATAAATATTTTCTTGTTTCTTTTCGCACGACTACCGTCCTCCGTTTTCCATGTGCTGGCTTCACCGTTTTTAAATGATTTTGATCCTTACCTCTACTCTCGGAACTTCAGCATACCATTTGTGAATTCTAGCATCTACAATCTGTTTATCATCCTTGTAAGCGACGCCGCTAAGAGCATCAGTTAGGCATTTGAAAATATTATCAGGATCAGGTTTCTTTGCTGGGCGTTCAATCCCCTCAATAGCCGCCTGCTTAAATTTTTTTGACTTACTTGACGGAATACTTGCATAAGCCGTAATGGTGACCGTCAACGGCAATTCTGTGTATTTCCAGCCTTGTTTATCAATCTCTTTTTGCGCTATCATCCTGACGAATGCTTTATAATTTCTGCTTTTGACTGGATCATACGCTTTTACAAACCCGCCAGCTGTGCTAAATCGTGGGCGGCCTTGCGCACAAGGCTCGCCTGGTATCATTATCGTTAATTCAGCCATCATTATCTCTCCTCGGTCAAAATAAGCTTTCTTCCGGAACATTTTTCTTTTTAGACTTCGCTACCGGTGATACTTTTTGGGCTCTGTTTGCTCCACTGCAGGTACTCCAATGCGGTACATAGCCAAGTCCTGATTCAGGATGATCTGTAATTGTAACCGCAAGAATCTCACCATTAGGCGTTACAATACGTTCTTTTCCGCCAAGAGTATATCCAACCTGGTCTTTATTGACCGGCATTTTTGCACCGCTTTGAGTACGAATAAAGAAAATTTGCTCACCGCACTCCCGGCAGACGATCATTCTAAAATTAGTAATCATTTTTCTTTACCGCCTACCGGTGCAAAAAGTTCATGCGTGCCATTTTTTAGTGCCAATTCTTCTTCGGATATTTCGTAGCCCAATTTTTCTAAAAACTCATATATCAAATCAAGTTGTTTATTACAACGATACTGCTCATTCCAGTCGTAATAGTTTTCGTATTCGCTGTCCAACATAAGCCATGTAACATTCAGTAAACTTTTTTCTGGTTCTGCAGCAATCTTATTTTTTATAAAAGCGGCCATTATGTCATCTTCCTTTGCCGCATCTTTGATGATGGGATTCTCACCAATAAAATCAGTATAGTCTTCGATGTCAGGTGAACAGGAATGGAACGACCAGATCATAGGAGCCATATTATACTCAATGATGGTGGTTAGTTCCTTTTTAGCAACCGCATTGGAAATTTCTTTTACAAAAGTACCCCTAAGTTGATACGCCCGTTTTGTTATGGCTTTTAGTGCCTTGTTGCGTCTAGCTCTTTCAACTCTTTCAGTATTTAATCCTTCATCATTTTGAGAAACATCATTTTGCTTTGTATATAACACAACATCGCCATTTGCAACTTTATAAAAATACTCTACAGATTCGGCATCATCTCGCTTTTCTACAGTAAAATTTTTCTGCCTAAGTTCATATTCATAATAACCACGAATGTATTGCAAACCATCTGTATCATCAACTGGTTTTGCAAATTTTGCCAGTTCAGCAATTAGAACTTCTCTATTTTTATTTGCTTGTTCTTTATCAATGGCACTCTGCAATTTCCATTTAAAATTAGCTGTACCAATCGCTTCGAGCACACTGTTTTTCAGATCAACATCTTCTATTTTCTCCAACTCAATGTAATCGCTTAAGGTTGCCCCACGCTCAACTGATTGCCGAAACTTTTCTTTATCTAGATCCAAAAGTTTTACTCTACGCCGAACGGTAGTCGTTGAAAGCCCAGTCTTTTCTGAAATATCTCCTATACTCTCACCAAGATCCAGCATCATCTGAAACCCTTCAGCCTGCTCATACAAAGTTAAATCATTACGCTGCATATTTTCCAGAAGCATTGTCGCAATTTGTTCGCTATAGCTCATATCCGATATAACGCACGGAACTTCTTTCAAACCAGCAAGTTTAGCAGCAGCAAGGCGCCGATGACCAATAACAGCAATATAACCCATTTCTTCTTGTATTGTCGGATCCTCTGCTCCAACTCCAGTACTTGAAAACCAAGGCACAACCGTTAAATTCTGCAGAATACCAGTTTTCTTAATACTTTCTGCGAGCTCGGTGAGATCCCCAAGCTCTTTTCGAGGATTATTGTAATGCGGACGTATTCTTGATATTTCTATATTTTTTATCATAATCAATCTTCCTTTCGCTATCGTTATTTACTTATACTTTCCTTAATCACACTATTTTCTCTCCGCAACCGGGCAACTTTACCGCCAAGCTGGCTGTTTTTTCGGCGCAACTGTTTGATTTCCGTCAAAGCCTGCAGAAGTACCGGCTTTAATACCGGTATATATTTATCCTCCGGCTCATCTTTAATCATTGCCATCATGGCTTTTATATCCAAAGGTTTCACATTTAACCACTCCAAACTTATATTAAAAGGCCGCCCCTGCGGGCTAATCACCTCCGCAGGGCATACTTCCCAAATGTGATACATTGCTTGTATATAGCACGCCGAGACAGTAGCGAGCGGCCTGTTTAACTTAAAAATTAGGGTAACAAAAAAATTACTGTGTTTGAACTTGTTCGTTCAATAACGACCTTATCCACTTTCTCCCATGCAAGTAAATTCAGTTCAGCGTAATCACCAGATATAAAAATTTCAGTATCATCAGGTAAAAATTTTATTGCCTTAACCAATTCAGCTTTAGTCATTTTATCCTTCCGCCTCTCTTTTGAGCTCGAACAATATCAACAAAATGTTCGTTAAGCTTCTTGTTATATTCGCGTCGTCCAGCATTCACCTTATCGGACTCCGCTTTGAAAACTTTAAATTTTTCACAGTTGTCCCAGCAGGCAGCGTGCCTGTTCGGGCATCCCTTGCACGGGCTTTTCTTCATCACAGTCACCGCCTTCTATGAGTTCTGCAGTATATATACGCTTCCCCAGAATTTGATTGTAAATAAAATTCACCTGGAAACTTAAGAACCAACCTTTGGCCAAAACTTTATGCCCTATGCCAAACTGGTACCAAATAACAGGCTGTTTTACCAATTCATCAAGACTGGTTATCAATCGCCCTTTTTTATATTTTGGTTTACTCATGCCTTCCACTCCTTGTATCTATCTACGCAGCAGCACTCCACCATGTTCCCGTCAGGACCCTCAACAAAACCTTCTCCGTGACACGCAGGACAATTCCGTCGGTACTTTGGCACAAAGGTTTTAAAATAGCCGCCAGCAAAAACATGTGGTGTTTTCATGAACTGCTCTTCAGTCTTACTCTCGGCTACTATTCGTCCATACTTCACTGCCGCGGCAATCAAGTCAGCCTGATCGCCGCCATACTCAAGAAACTTTCGCAGCGCATCCTTCGCCATAGGTACACTTATCCCGCGTTTCCGTGGATATACCGTTTTGAACACATCCCAAAAACAATCTACTTCTTCGGCTACTGGCATAACGCTAACCACCGCTTCTTGTTTTGGGATTAAATTATTATCAAAATCCAATCCGTCAACCGATCCATCGTCAGAGTTATCCACAGGGGTAGTATCTACTTCTAACGTAGTATTTACTTTACTATTCTTTACTTTACTTTCCTTTACTTTACTTTGTCGCATTTCTGTTGCAGAAATAGGCATTTCTGGTGCGGAAATATTTGTTTTCGTTGCAGAAACCATTTTAGAGATCGGTTTTTCAGGTTTTGTAAGCTTTCTTTTCTCAAAAACACCTGCAAGTCGATCTGTAAAATTCTGGCACCAGATAATTTTATCCACAGCCCAGAGGTCTTTATCAATAGCACCCAATCGCCCTAAGAAATTTAACATATCTGTCACCTTATCTTCGTCGATCATGACCTCTGTGCACAAATATATCCAGGTCGTTTCATCGCTGCAATCCATATACAAGCCCTCTCGTTCACCAAGCAATTCCAGCAATATAAACCAAAAGGCATAGCCATCATTGCCGAAGCGTGAGCGTAATGCTTTTACAGTTTGCTTTTTTTGAGCGCCAACATCGTGGCTATAGTAATCGACGCCTATTTTTTTCGCCCGTGCCATGATGATCTATGCCTCCGTAATCAAAATTTTTTCGCTTCGATATTTTCGCCGCTGCGATCTTCTCCAAAAGGTAATGTTCCCTGCCGGTTCTTCATCGACAACCAGTCACCAGCTTCAATAAGGTTCGGCAATATCGATTCTGGCTTATCCCAACCATATTTAAGGTTACTGATAACCTCAGTAAAGCCTTGTACATCATAATTTCTTAAACTGCCATCAGGGCTGATTTTGCGCATTTCGTTATATAAATGCACTAAACAATGTTCGAAGCTCTGCTGGTATTTATCAATATTCCCCTCATAGATCCTGATGACATGAGTAAAATTACGCTTTGACATCTGGTTTATAATTTCTTGCCATTGCTGCGATAAAACTCCGATATCCATAAATACCGGTTTTTTGCACGATGTTTTTTTACCTTCTTCGATTTTCACAAACAAAATAGCTGAAGGATTACAGCCCTGCAATTCTTTGAATTTCTCCCATAATGCCTTAGCCAACGGGGTATAAATATTATTTACAATTTTGTACTTCCCACCGAATTCAGGTAAAACAACTACATCTTCAGGATGCTGATCTGAAAATTCTTTTTTTACACTGGAAAAATCACCTTTCAGTGGTTCATCCTCGCAGACTTCTTCACTGGACAAAAATTCTTCCTGCTCCTGACGAGCAGATTCACGATTCTTATTAAATTGCGCAATACTTTGTACAGTAGTCATTGTTCCCACTCCTTACGCTTCACAAATTTTTACTGGTTTTCCAGTTACAGACTGGATCTCTTTTTTAAACCGTTCCTGATCTCCGTTAACGCTTGATATATGCATTAGATAAATAACCTTGACTCGAGACAGGTCCTGATCCCTTAAATACGATTTCAAATTATGCAGGCTAAAATGGCTTGTTAATAACCGCTTGGCCTGCGATTGAGTAACCCTACCGCTCAAAAGATTTTTATCGAGAATATCGAGCGCATAATTGCACTCGACCATAATTTGAGTTAAATTTAAAAATTTATACGGCAAAAAGAAAGTGTCCGTCGCAAAAAGCAGCCTATCTTCGCCATCCTCAATAACAAATCCCAGCGGCTCCGCTGCATCATGTTGCGTCCTAAAAGGCTGAATTCGCCATTTGCCGATGTTTTTTATCTTATCAGGGCGAACTACCTCAGCATATTTTGCAGCATCGCCAAGGGCCGCTTTCGTCCCTTCCGACATATAAACCGCAACTCCGTTATCAATCAGCTGCATAACACTTTTGGCGTGATCTCCATGTTCGTGAGAAACCAGCACACCATCCAATCGCCCCAACTGGTGTCCGGTTTTCTTTCTGATATCGCTAAGTTTTATCCCCGCTTCTATAAGCAGCTGACTGCTACCGCTAATTAAGCGGTAGCAGTTTCCATTTGAGCTGCTGTTGAAAACTTTTACTTCAATCATCAGAACGAAGGTTGCCTTTTCTGCGCTACTTTCGTTTCTGGGGCTACAGCTACAGATACTCTTTCAGACTCACTTTGTACTTTGATAGCCGGTGCCGGCATATCAACGGTAGTTACTGGAGTAGTGGCAATAAGTGCTTGTGCTTCCGTTACCTTTTGGTCCAACGTTCCATTTGCAGTCGCTGTTACATCGATAGTATCAATAACTTCTTCTGATGTTTGAAAGCCAAGTAATAATTCAGGCGCCGTTGTGCTAATCAGAAAGCTGGCCGCACGATACCGAAGCATAAGCTCTGGAAGAGTCTGCCACTTACTCCCCTTTTTCCCATACCAGCCTTCATCTTTTGCCATTTTTATTGTCACAGAAGGACCAACTATTTTATTCGCACTTCTTTTTTCAATACACCAAGCACGGCAGCCCCAACTATCAGTATTTACGGTACCAAAAAACTCATATTGTAAACTTTCATATTTGCCGCAACTATTAAATGCGCCAATCTTAAATTGAGTTGAGAAGGCAATTTTCCCATAGACAACATATGCGCTTTGCATTAGTCCAAACTCATCAATTCCTAACCGTTCTGCAGCGCAAAGCGCAGCAAAGATATCATCAGGTTTCCCCCTAAAAACTTCCGGAACGAATAACGAATTTGCATAACGTTCTGCCTTTCTTGCAAGTGCAGCTATCCCCTTAATAGTTTTTGATGTCACTTCATAATTTTCGACAGGAACAACATTTTGATCATTTTTTTCTTCAGTCATTTTCCATACCTTCTTTCTTAACTTTTTGAAAAACATCAGCATACTTAACCACTACGATTTTATATTTTGGCCCTGGAGTAATGCTTGAATTCACCTTCACCACAGCCCGGTCTACATTTCCACCCACGAAAATACCACTTAACACCATCCCTGTTTCAGGATCCACAAAATATACCGGCACTTCGGATTGCCAAACGATTTGAGCATTTGCCGGATCCGGACGGTTTACCGACGGAACATCAACGACCCAATCCTGAACAGCTCCCGTCGATTTATAACATTCTCTCCCCGTTTTCAGGATCGAGATCATGGCCATTACGGATACTATCAAAATACATGCTGCACATATCTCAACCGTCGTCATTCTCTCACCACCCTAATCTCTTTATCAGTGCCGCTTACGATTAGATTAATAACCTGCTCTGGACATTCCGGAAGCTGCACTACACTTTCGCGATTATCAACGAAAATCGGATTACTTACCTTCCTGGCCGAGCTGATCGCATTGATAACATCGATACCGGCAATAATTTTTTCCGCAGTTGACAAATTACGATACGGAACACCATTCATCATCAACTCACAGGTTTCCTTGATATCATCGGTCGATAAGGTTTTTGTGAAAAGCCTGAAGCTGACAAACTTAAACATTCCGTTTGTATGTGCAGTACCTAATTCCGCAGCAGTAGTGCTCCACAACTTAACCAACGATTTTTTACGCTGCAGATCATCGACAAGATGACGAGCTGTATCACGCTCTGCCGTCAATCTTGCAATCCGCTCACGAACTTCGGATTCGGTTTTGATCTTGGCCAAAGTTTCGTTTGCAGCAGACAATGCTTTCTGATAAGGCTCTAACTTGTCATCGATAATCCGGAGCTGTACCTTTACGTCAAGCTGGAGTTCTTCCAATTTTCGTTTATTCAAATCAACTCGATCACGAACATTCAAGAATCCTTCCATTGCTTCAAGCGGCCTGGCTTTGCTTACTGCAGCTGCCATTGCATCTATAATTTCCCGTTTTAAAGCTGGAGCTTCAACCTCTAAGCCAGAATACTTATTGATTTCAATTAACAGCTTCCGGTTTTCTTCAACCAGTTTTCTTTTTTCCTCGCTCAGTTTCTGCCCTTCTGCATCAATATCACCTAAACTTTGACTTTTACGCACGTTGAACTCTTCCAGCATTTTACCTGTCATTCCAGCATCATATGGACGATGGCAACACGGACATTCTGTCTCGTCAAAGATTTCTTCATCGATTTCAGCCCATTGCTTCCGCAACCCTTCAAGAGTTTTATCAATATTTTTAATACGATCTTCACTGATACGATACTGCTGCCGCAGAGGTCGTACACGTTCGGCCGCATTTACGACGTCACTGTCCAGAATGGCCATTTTTTCTAAATACGGCTTTTTGACCTCAGCAATCAATTCCCGATGTTTGGCTTTAATTTCTTCCATCTTTGCTTCAAGAGCTGAATTTTGATCGGTAATATTTTTTACTGCAGTACCACTGACAATAGCTGCACGTTCTTCTAATAGTTCGTCAACAGGCTTCTGTGCCAATAAAATACGTTCCCTGGCCTGTTCTTCCAAAACCTTAATATCATCAAGTCCGGTTAATGCTTTACTGGCTTCATCGATCCTAATCTTGGCTTCATTGATAGTTTTAATATGCATGTCCAGGTCTTTTTGGACGATGTTAGCAAAATCTGTAAGACCATGTTTCTCTACCGCCGTTCGGATCTCTTCAAGCTCCGGCTTTTCTGCAATAATATCGGTAGCCGTAACTTCACCGCCCAACGCCATGATTTCTTCCCGCTGCTCCTTCCAATGCAAACCTGGAAAATAGGCTGGATCACTCGTCAAGCGCAGCAAGTCTAAATTCACATATTCCTGTACCCAAGTGTCAAACTGCCCTGCCTTTTTTGGCGCACCATCAATAAAATACAAGGTTGTGTTCCCGCGCAATTTCTTCGGCGCCGTTCCCGTCGAGGTCGACCAATCCTCTCGCAATACTCGCGTCAAAGTATATTCCACTCCTAAAATATCAAGAACAGCTTCAACTGTTACATCAACGTCATGAACAGGTTGTCCCTTTTCGTCAAAAGGTCTGAAATCAACATCTTGGCGACCATAGCTATCCTTACCAGTCAGAAGCCAGAAAAAAGCGTCTTTGATCGATGTTTTTCCGGTACCATTGGCACCGAAAATATTAGTCACCGTTTCTGAAAAATCAATCATAAACTCACGATGACC